GCCTTTGGCAGCGTCGGCAGGATTTCCATGCAATCGCCAAGGTAAAGAGTTGCATTGCCGATGACGACAGGGCTACTCATAACCCGCTGATTCCGCTGTGGGAGTCAAGTATATAATTCCCCTTTATTTCAGCGCGTCCTTTTCGCTCCAGCACTGCTGATAAATGGCCTGCACCTCGGCGAGTACTGTGCCGGCGAGCGCCTTCAGCTCGTCGCTGGTCAGCGCCACAATCTCGTTGTTCTTGGTGCGGATCTTCTGCGTGGCATCCGGCGCGATCACGCCCGCGTTGTACGCAGAGATCATTGCGGTAAGGTGGAGCTGGAAAATGTTATCGAGTGGATATCGCCGGTTCTGCCATAGCACGCCGCCGGCCAGCGCCAGCTCGCGTGCTTGGTCGATCTCATCGCGGCCCCGTGCGGTGTCCCGAACGCGCAAGAACGCCACAACTTCGAGATCATCCTCGGCCAGGGACTCCGTGGCGGGGACTTCACTGCTAGCTTCCTGCGGCTGCCGGTATAGATCTCTGATTTTGCCGTCGGCCGCGCGCCGCACGTGCGCCTTCGGCGACTGAGACCGCAGGAACGCGAGCACCCTTGGATCATCATCGGCGAGCCGCTCGGGTGCGTAGTCGATCCTAATCATCACTTTGGAGCCGGGCCCTTCGGGCTCCTCTCCGATCTGCGGGTCATCGTAGACGGCAATAATGTTGCGCGCGTTGTCGAGTTGGATGTATTTCATCACCCGTTCCTTCCTTTCAGGTCGATCCAGCCTGTGGTAGCCATGTAGACGTTCACGCTAGCATCCGAGTTATTTATTCTCGATCGCACCTGGGCCGACGTATTCGTGCGGACAATCAATGCACGAGAGTGGCTGGTTGCCGAAATAGCATCTCCCACATCCGACAGCGGTGCTGCAGAGGGGGATGGCGCTTCGTCGTTGGCATCTAAATCGCTAAAGATGGATCTCGTCCCGATATTGGACTGAATGAAGGCATTGAACATCGCGTATACCTTGATCCCGTTCGGCACGCTGAGCGTGCGCGATACAGCCGTCGCGCCTGGGTTGTTCGCGTTCACGTCCAGGACAGACGCCTTACGCCTGAAGTAGTCGCCGTCCACGACCATCGGAATCATCACGCCGGCTTCGCGCAGCCACGAGCCGATGCGGCGCGATTTTGTGCCAGAGTCGGGCAGCGTCGGCGCAAGCGATTGCGACCAGCAATAGTCGATACCAGCGCCGCCGGTGGTCCGCTTGAATGCGTACGCGTGCCACGTGCCGTTGACCAGCGATTCTGACGAGATCCGACCGCCGGCAGCCGTGCCAGCAGCCCATACCGCATCGATCATCTTGGTCATCGCGCCGCCGACCAGATTTGTGGTGTCGTCGCTTGAGCGCGCCGCTCCTGCGGAGATGTCGATGTCGTTGGTCGCGTCACCGGCATTGTTCGCGAGGCCGTAACCTGACAGGTAGTTGCGCGGCAGCGCCGCACCAGCGACGAGCGCGCGCACGGCGTCGCGCACCTGGGTGAGCACAGTTTTATCGAAGGCGATGTTGGCATCGGCGACCAGCGCGAGTAGCTCCTCGACAATCATGTGGAACCAGAAAGGCCCCGGCTTGGTCGGTGCCGTCACGCCCGGCACGCCGGCGGTCGGATACGGGCCGCTTGCGTTTTCCGCCGCCGCCGGCGCTCCCGCCACGGCCCCCGATTTATAGACGCGATCCATCGTTCAGTCTCCGCTAGGAAAAGTTGTAGAGCACCTTGGTGTGCGCAGGCCTCAACCTATCGAGCGTGCACATTAGAGTTAGGTTGCCAGAAAACCCCAGATCGTCATCGACGCTGTCTTCCACCGAAAAGTCGCCGGCCGTCGCGGTCGGCGCGTTGACCTGCCAGGCATAATTCCACTCGGCCCCGTAGAGGGGGTATTCGCAATCGTCATCGCAGTTGTGTGCCCTGAACTCGGTGATCGTGATCGGATAGCCGAGATCCGCGGCCACTCCGATGTAGTACGCGGCCGACTGCCCACCGATGGTTCTGAGCCGGGCGATGAGCGCGGCGCGCCGCTGCGACGTGACTTGCGTGACGCCCACGCACGGATCGGGCAGGCCCGCGACTCGCTCCCAATCACCGAGCAGCTCGAAGGTAGCCTGCGGATTGGCCTCGTTGGTCAGGTCCTCGCCGCGCGCGTCGACGCGCGCCAGCTCGTCGGCCAGGGCGAGCAGCAGATCCGTGAGCACCGCGCCGCTCTCGCGCGGCCACGCCGCGCCCGGCGGCAGCAGCGCCTGGAGCTGCGCGAGGTATTGTTCCGCCGTCACGGCTACCCCCCCCCTTCGGTCATGGCCATGTGATGGCTCCGAAGGTGGCGATCTGGCCGACGGCGTGCGCCACGTCCGCGGCGGGCGCGGTCAGCGTGTAGTTGCTTTCTCCGGCCGCGACCGAGATCGCCTCGCGGATGTGCGAGAGCAGGATGGTCCCGCCGGGCGACGCATCGCGCAGCAGCAGATCCTGCAGCTCGGCCTCGACAGCCGCCTTGACCGCGGCCGTGCTCGGCGCAATGAGGGTGAACACGAAGTTGATCGCCACCGCGACCGGCGCAACCACCGTCACCTGGGCCGTCACGGGGCGGCGCGCATCGATGTAAGCCTGCACGGCCGCCACCTCGCCCGCGTCGGGGATGATCGATGCGACATCATCGTCGCGCACGAAACGCACCGTCACCGTACCCAGGCCGAGCTCCGCGGGGAACACCCAGACGCGCGTCACGCCCGCCACTTCCTTCGCCCACGTCTCGTAATCAAAATCCGCGCCGCCGTGCGGCGCCTGCTGGATGCGATCTAGGAGGCGCTCGCGCAGCGAGTCATCCGTCTCCACGTCGGCGCCGGAGGCCAGCCCGCCCGCGGCGACCGTAACCAGCCCGTTCGCGCCTGCCACCGGCGCGGACATCGTGAGCTGCGAACCCACGTCGGTGTTGCCGGCCGCGCCCGCTTTCGCCGCCGTGGCGGCCGGCGTGGCCACGCCCGCGACGATCGTTGCTTCGGCGTCGGTCGTGAACTCCGCGCCGTCGGAGCGCAGGAGCTGCGTGGCGATGGGGATCACGGTCCCGTTGGTGCCGGTGATAGTGACGTTGCCCGTCGCCTTGGCGGCAGGGTTTCTCGTCACGCCCCACACGTTCGACCAGCGCTCCAGATACTCGATCTCGGCGCTGTCGGGGATCACCTGCCGCGCGATGAAGTCGAGGTATCCATACAGGCCATGCACGGCGCCGGCATGTACGCGTCCCAGCACGTTGAGATTCGAGCGGCGCAGCCGCGCGTCCGTGCCCGGCAGGCGGGTCTCGAAATCGTTGGCCGCGCGCTCGATCAGCTCGACAAGTGTCGGTCTGGCGAAGGGCATTCAGGCGCCCTTCCAGAAGGTCTCGAAACGGTATTGAGCGGCGGGCTTGCCGGAGCGCACGATCTCGACGCCGAGACCGAGCACGCCCTGGCTCACCACCTCCGCGGTCACGTTCACGGCGCGCGCGATACCGTCATCGATGAGCCACTGCAGCGCCTCGGCCGCGTACTCGAGCGCACGGGCGAGCACCGACGGCATCTGCTTTTCCCGCGACAGGAGCCACAGGCGCGAGCCGATCCGGTCGCCCGCCACGTCGGCGAAGCTGTCTCCCCACCAGCCGCGGCGGTCGTTCGGATCGCCCGGAACCGCATCGCCGCGGTTGGCGCGGCGGTCGGTGAAGAGGGAGATCACCACTGCGGTTTCGAGGCCGTCGTCTTCCTCGAGTCCGTCGATGAAGGTTGCGTCTTCGTCCTCGTACACGTCGAGGGAGCCCGCGCCTGGGGCGCTGAGTAATTCGAGCGTCGCGTCGGGCAGGCGCTTGCGGTAGTAGGAGAAGCGGCGGAGGTGGATGCCGCCAGCATTCAGCCCACCCGCCACCCCTAACGATAACTCATCGACCACCGGCATCGCACCAGAGGTATCAGCCACGACGGTCGCACCATCCAGCGACATGCCGAAATCGTCCACCTTGATCGCCCACGCGGCGCGATGCAACTGGCCGGCGACGAGCGACGCCACGCTGAAATCCTGAACCTGCACAACGCCGTCGTAAATCAAGTGGTTCAGCTTCTCGCTTATGTCGATCTGGCCGCGCCATCGCTGACCACTGGTCCCATCGTTGAACTCAAAAACCGGACCGTATTCGACACCGACCGCTGGGTGCGCGAGAAATTCTGCGACCACCGTTCCCTCGCTCGCGTTGTAGAACCCACTGATGTCGGAGACCGCCGCCACATCCGCATTGCGCGTGACGGCGGCGGAGGTGGTCGGGATGTAGGACAAGGCGGAGGTTGTCTGTTCAACCTGAGCGCCCCATAGGTAGATACTGTCTCCAGCATCGCCGGTCGGATAGTTGGCAACAAAAAACGGTGCATAAAGAGTGCCCGTAACTATGGACACTCCAGTAGCACTGCACCGATACCAGCCGTTGCCTAGATTCTCAATTACGCCAGGTCCACTTTCGACAGTGCCGTTAGCCAGATTGAAGATTGGAACTGCACCGACAGCCCAGTTTGCCGGATGCATTTCAATTATCAAGTGCGAACCAACATCAGCTTTCGCAAACACAGACACCGTGTATGTCAGACCGTTAACAGCAGCAAAACCTTGAGCGATGTAGCTCGACACAGCCCCGGTGGGTGATACACGCTCTGCGGTTAGTGCCCCATCTGGAGCAGCAGCAGCATTCGCGGTGACAGTGACATTTGATTTTGTCCACGACGCGTTATCGAATTCCTCGCTTCGCAGGAAAAGATTCGTCCTCGTATCCTCCACCAACAATCCCCGGCACGCCTTCGTCACCGGGTCGTAGTCCCACCGCGGCGTATCCGCCGCCACGATCTCGATCAGCCCCTGCTCATTCACCCGCGTCGCCGTCGCCCCAACGCGCGTGACCGTCACCGCCACGCCGTTCGAGGCGACGAGCGACGGCTGCTGGACAAAATCCAGGTGCATCGCGTACACCTTGCGGCGCACCTTCCTCGTCCTCAGCGCAAGGTACCCCGCAAAATCCTTGAACTCGGTGCGGATGTCGCCCATCACATCCCCTGGTTCGGCACGCCGGTCACGCCGCCCTGCGGATCGTTGTGCGTGTGCACGTTGTATTGATCGCGCACTCCCTTCAACGTGCGCGCGTTCGTGGCGATGGTGTCGCGCATGTCGCCACCGGCTTCGACCTTGCCGTCCGCCTTGATGTCTCCAGTCACTTCGAGCAGCGGGGTGACCATGCGCACCTTGGTGGCCGCGGTGACCTCGATGATGTTGCCGCGCTTCAGCACGACCTTGCTGCCGAGATCGTCGTACATCGCCACCTCGCCCTCCTCGAGGCTGATGCGGTAGCGGCGGTCGTCGCAGCAGATCACCACCAGGTGGTTGCGGTTTCCTCCCACGGCGGCGGCGACGGCCTGGGCGCCCGGATGTGGGTGAGAGGTGAAGCCGTAGTCCTGCACGCGCTCGGCGTCGCGCACTTCGTCGGCGAGGAGCGATATCTGCACGCCCTGGCATTTCAGCGCGTCGTTGACCAGCGTGACCACGGCGCGGCCGATCATGAGGTTGATTCCCCGCCGCAGCGGGCCGAGCAGCTTGGCGATCGAGCGCGGTGTCATTTGCGCTCGCGCCTTTCCTGCTCGCGCTTCAGCCGGTCGATGTCTTTCTGCTGCTTGCCGAGCATGTCCCAGGCCGACGCCTTCAACGCGTCGGCCGGGAGCATCGGCACCAGGTCGAACGCCTGCGGCAGCGTGAGCCTAATCTCGGTGAGGCTGCCGCTCTCATCCAGGATGTACGCCGCTTCCTTGATCAGCATCTCGGCGTCGGTGCGCAGCCACGGATCGCGCACGTGCACGATCGTATTCGGCTGCCACAGCTTCACACCGCCCGCCGCCGGGTAGCCCCAGCCTTGCACCTTGATCACG